GGCCGAAGCCAGCACCTCACGCCCAAGCCGTTGTCGCTGATGCTGGAGTTGGTCGCCGACTTCACCGACCCCGGCGATCTCGTGCTCGATCCGTTCTGCGGCTCTGGCACCACCGGCGTTGCGTGCCTACGTCTCGGGCGGCGGTTCATCGGCGTTGAGAAGGACGCCACCTATGCCGCCGTTGCGCGTGAGCGATTGGAGGCCGAGGCGCGCGGGCTGACGCTGCGTGACGCGCGGGCGGGGCAGACGTCCATCTTCGACGCGATGGGGGAACCATGACGCCGTTCGAGAGACACGAGACCAAGGAGCGCCGCCGCGACCAATTCGAGGCGCTGTGCCACACCCTGACGCTGCTGGCGCTGGCGGGACTGGCGTGGTGGCTGTCGTGAGTCACCCCAACTACGCGAGGGCTAGGGCCGCGGCCGACGACGCGCGCAAGCGCGAGACGGAGCGCAGATGGGCGCAGGCGCTTGAGCGCGCCGAGGCGTACACGCGAGGCGAGCGGGCCGTGATGGAGCCGATGGACGCGAGGTTGCTGTTGGACGCAGTGCGAGCGAGGGGACAACGTGATGGTGTCTGACGAATTCCGACAGAAGGCCCTGGCGATGGCCCGCGTCGCGACGCACGACGCGCACGCTGAGGCGTCCGCGCGGTACGAGCTGAAGAACCCGCTCAACGGCAGCGGCGGCACGACGCGAGGCGCGCGCATGGCGGCCAACTCGCGACGCAAGTTGGAGCGACAGCTCGGCGCCTTGCTGGCCGCGGGGCTTGGAGGTGCGGCCGAGATTCGGGACGGCCGTCGGTGCGCGGTGGTGCTGACGCGCGTGTCGTCGAGGCCGTTCGACGACGACAACCTCGCGGCGGCGTTCAAGTCGATTCGCGACGGGATTGCAGCCCGCTGGGAGGTGGACGATGGCGGGCCTGACGTGGTGTGGCTTTATGACTGGACGCGGGGGCCTGACGCCAAGGTGGAGGCGCGGATCTGGTGGCTCGAATGAGGACGACACTTGAGCAGCGGTTTGACGAGAAGTGGACTCCAGAACCCAATGTCGGGTGCTGGCTGTGGACCGGTGCGACCTTTCGAGATGGCTACGGCGCCATTCAGAACGGCGAGCGCCTGGAGAGAGCCCATAGGGTGTCTTGGTTGCTGCGCTTTGGCGACCCCGGGAAACTCCACGTACTACACCGGTGCGACGTGAGAGCGTGTGTCAATCCAGCCCATCTTTGGCTTGGAACTCGCTTTGACAACATGCGCGACATGGTGGCCAAGGGGAGAGCAAACACGCCACGTGGTAGTTCCAGCGGCGCCGCGAAGTTGACCGAGGGAAAGGTGGCTGAGATGAGGCGCCTGTACGACTCGGGGCTATGGCGACAAGCTGACCTTGCAGTGCGCTATGGTGTGACGACGGCGCGCGTTAGCAAAATCATCCGACGCGAGTCGTGGCGTCACGTTGGGTCGGAGGTTGAATCATGACGGACGAGGTGGCGAAGGCCCAGGCCCGACGCTGGACGGCGCAACTCATCGAGGCGCTGGTGGCCGTCGTGCGCGCGGAGGTGCCGGAGGACGAGCGCGCGGACGTGCTGGATGAAATGGCGCTGGCCCTGGCGCGGGCGGCCGAGAGTGAAATCCGTTCGCGGCGCTACGTCGCACACACCGGCAGCCCGGAGGTGGAGTCGTGACGCCGGACAGGCACGGCTACGCACAGTGCGGGCGCTGCGGTGCACTACGACCGGTGGCGCACCTGGTGACGCTGACGATGCATGCACAGGGCGCGTCAGTTGTGCGCGTCGAGTGCGCGGACGCAGCGTTCTGTTCGAGGGCGGCGGGCGTGGGCAAGGGCGAGATGCCGAGGGAGACGACGACGTGAGCCGCGCTCACATCGAACGCAGCGAGTACGCCGTCGAGGCCGCGAGAGAGCGCGCGAAAGACAAGCTGCGCGTGCTGCAGTTGGTGATGGTGCACTGGGCAGAAGGCCTCTCGTCGTCGGTGTCGGCCGAGCGGCTCGAGATGCGGGCGGTGACGGTGCGGAAGTACCGCTCTTTCCTTGGGCTACGCTGGAACACGCGCGACGTAGGCGCGGGACTGAGACGGGAGTCGAGCGATGTCTGACAGCACACCTCAAGCAGACAAGCCCAAGGCGAAGCGTAAGGCGCCGCGCACCGCGTGGAAGCCCGGCCAATCCGGCAACCCGGGCGGAAGGGCGTCACCCACCGAGGCGCAGCGACTCGCGAAGGAGTTGAAGGCGCAGCTGCAGCCGGATGCGGTGCGGCGACTCGGGGAGATTCTCGTCGACCCAACGGCGAAGCACTCTGACCAGATTGCCGCGGCCAAGGCGCTCCTCGAGGGCCTCGAGGCCGTGAAGTTTCAGCACACCGTCAACACCTCCGACGCCACGAGCTTGGTCGAGTGGGCGCGTCGTCGGGTGGGTGAGATGGGGCAGTGAGTGCCTGCACGCATTCACCCAGCGCAGGCGGCGGGGTTGCCGCGCGAATCGGTCGGCGATCGCCTCATCCGGCTGCTCGGCGTCGACGGATTCGTTCGCGAGGTGCAGGGGCGGCCTGACGCGTCGGCATGGCCCTTTGCATGGGAGCTCCACGCGCGCCCCGAGCAACTACCCCCGCCCGGCGCGTGGACGTGGTGGCTGTTGTCGGGCGGCCGCGGCAGCGGAAAGACGCGCAGCGGCGCGGAGAGGGTGCGCGTGTGGGCGAAGCGCAGCGACGCGCGCATCGGCATCCTCGGCAAGACACCCGACGACGTGCGGCGCGACTTGCTCGATGGGCCGTCTGGCCTCATGGCCATCACGCCGCCCGAGGAGCGGCCGACGTTCGCCGCGTCGGTGTCGGGTGGCGAGCTGACGTGGCCGTCGGGCGCCAAGGCCTTCCTGTTGTCGGGCGCGCACCCTGCGGGCATCCGCGGCGTCAACCTCACGCACGCGTGGGTCGACGAGTTGCCGCACTTCAAGTACCCGCGACTGGCCTGGGACAACCTCAACTTCGCGCTGCGACTCGGCACGCACGTGCAAGGCGTCATCACCACGACGCCGCTGGCCATCAAGTTGATGCACGAGCTGATGCAGCGGGCCGACCTCATCTACAGCCGCGCGTCGACGTACGCGAACAAGGCGAACCTCGCGGCCAACTTCTTCACCGAGGTCATCGCGAAGTACGAGGGGACGCGCTTCGGCCGACAAGAGATTCACGGCGAGTTGCTCGAGGACGTGCCTGGCGCGCTGTGGAAGGCGGGAGGGTTCCGCTACGTCGCCGTCGAGGCGTCGGCGTGCAGCCGCGTGGTGGTGGCCATCGACCCAGCGACGACGGACGGCGAGGACAGCGACGAGACGGGCATCGTGGCGGCGGGGCAGCTCGAGCCAGCACCGGGAGAGCCATCGACGGCCGCGCGCTACGCAGTGCTGGGCGACGCGTCGCTGCAGGGCAGTCCCTCGGAGTGGGCGCGCGCCGCCATCGCGCTGTACGACGCCGTGGGCGCGCAGGCCTTTGTCGTCGAGACGAACCAAGGCGGGCAGATGGTGGCCCACACGTTGCGCATGGAGTGGCAGGCGCTGGGCCGGCCGGGGCTTCCCCTCGTGCACGAGGTGCGCGCGTCAAAGGGCAAGCGTGCGCGCGCGGAGCCGGTTGCGGCGCTGTACGAGCAAGGCCGCGTGACGCACGTGCCGGGACTCGAAGGCCTCGAGGACCAGCTGACGGGATGGAGCGCGAAGTCTGGCGAGGCGTCGCCCGACAGGCTCGACGCGCTGGTGTGGGGCCTCACCGAGTTGTCGACGATGCCGGAGTCGGGCGATGTGCCGACCGAGCCGACCGCACCGACGCACGCGCCGCCGTTGCGACGGATGAGGATGTAGCGGTGTTGAGCCGTAGCAGGCCCGCACGCACCGTGCGCGCGTGGGCCTCCTCGCCACCATCGGGCAACGCCTTGGCCTGACGCGGCCCTCCGTCGTCGCGTCTGCCACCGTCGAGGGACAGGTGGTGACGCCGACGCGCGGCACCGAGGGCACCACCAACTGGAACGGGCGCATCCTCGCCGAGCGCAACGCGGCGCTGCGGGACGAGCTCGGCTACGGCCGGGCCGGCAGTCAGGAGTGGGGCGAGTGGGAGGAGATTCGGCGCACCAACCCCTTCGTGGCGGCGGGCATCGAGTTCGTCCTCGCGCCGCTGGGCGAGGCGCGGCTCGACGTCGAGGCGGCCGAGGCGCACCCCAACCCGGCCCTGGCGAAGGCGCAAGCCGACTTCGTGAGATGGAACCTCGAGCTGCTTGAGATGCCGCTCCGCACGCGCGCCGCCGACGGCATGCTGACGGCGGGCTTCTCGCTGTTTGAGCACCCGTGGGCGCGCACGCCGCGGCCCGAGGTGCCGGGCGGGGCGTTCTTCATCCCGGCGCTGGAAGAGCGCTCGCCGTCGTCGCTGTCGGCCAACCCGTGGCTCGAAGATGAGACGGGGCGCCTGTACGCCGTGAAGCAATCGGCGCCTGCGCCGGGTGGTGGCGGGTGGTTCTACGGTGAGATGCCCGTCGAGCAGTTGTTGCGCTTCACGTGGCAGCAGGCCGGACGCAACTACCAAGGCTTCAGCGCGTTCCGGCCCGTCTGGTACATCGCGGGCCGGGTGCAGCCGGAGTTGCTGCGGCTCATCGGCGTGACATACCAGCGCGAGGGCGCGGGCGTTCCGGTGGCGTCGGCCGTCGACCCGAAGACGCCGCTAGGTGTCGCGGAGCGCGAGAAACTGCACGAGTTGCTCGCCAACCTCGTCTACCACGAGAACGCGAGCGCGGTGCTTCCGGCCGGCTGGAAGCTGGACTGGATTTTCTCCCCAGGCGCCAACAAGGGCCACGTGCTTGAGGCGTGGCAACAGTTGGGCACTGTCGTGCTTCAGCAGGTGGGCGCGCAGCAACTGGCCCTCGGCACGGGCGACACGGGTAGCCGCAGCGTGGGCGAGGTGCACGACGCGCGCAGCCTCGCCTTCGTGCGCAAGGTGGCCGCGGTGCTTCACGCCGGCATGGCCGAGCTGACGAAGAAGCTCGTCGACGCCAACTGGGGCCCGCAGGTGGCCTACCCGACGGCGAAGCTGACGCTGCGTCGCCCGGAGCTCGACCCGAAGACGCGCGCGGAGGCGACCGGTATCGCAAAGGCCGCGGGCGTCTTCACGCCGACACTGAAGGACGAAAACCAGATGCGCGAGGAGTTGGGCTTCTCGCCCATCACCGAGGCCGAGCGCGCCGCGGCGCCGCCCGTCGTCGCGCCGCCCGTGGGACCGCCGCCCTTCCGTGCCTCGCACGAGGCTGAGTGCGCGTGTAGTGCGTGCGAGACGCCAACGCTGCGTGCCGCCGTCGCGTGGCAGCCGTGGCGCCCGCTGCGTGCGTCGGAGTCGCGGACGGACTGGACGCGCATCGACGAGTACCTCTCGACGCGGCGCGACGCCTTCGAGCGCCAGGTGCGGCCCATCGTCGTCGAGATGCTGGCGCGCGCGGCCGGTGACATCACGCGCGCCATGTCCGACGGCAACCCGTCCGAGGTGGCCGAGCTACCCCTCGACACGTCGCGACTCGACGCGGCCCTTGAAGCATTCCTCGACGACGTGCGCGAGACGGGCGGGCGCATGGCTCGCAGCGAGTTGCGCCGCGACACGTCGGAGGACTTGGCCGAGGCGCGGCGTCTGTCGGCGGCGGCCGAGGAAGACGATAGGCTAGCCGACGAAGCCGAGGATGACGCCGACGAGGTGCTCGAGGCACAGCAGCGGGCGTTGGTGCGGCGGATGACGTCGCGCCTGCGCAACGAGTTGGAGGCTGAGGCGCTCGACGTGCTGCGCACCGGCGGCGACGCCGCGCAGGTGGTGGCGCGCGTGCTGACGCGGCAGCTCGAGACGGGCGCCTTCCGCAGCGACGCGGGCGCCGTCGTGACGCGCGTCTTCAACGTCGGCCGAGACGAGGCCGCGCGCATTGTCGGCGGTGTGCAGACCGTCGAATACAGCGCGCTGCTCGACACTCGCGTGTGCGAGCCGTGCCGCCGCATGGATGGGCGTCGCGCGCGCTTCGGCAGTGCCGAGCACGACGCCATGCTGCCGCCCAACCGCGACTGCGACGGCGGCGCCAACTGCCGCTGTCTCGTTGTGTACGTGCCCGGAGGTGACGAATGACGACGCCAACCCTTCGCGGCGCGTCGGCGTCGCTGCGTGCGCAGGCCACGGAGTCGAAGGCGTGGAACCTCATCTTCCCGCGCGGCCAGTGGCACGGGCCCAACCTCGGCGCCATCGGCGGAAGCATCGACATCGACGACGCCATGCTGCGCGAGATGGTGGCCAACTGGGGCGCGGCCGGGCGACCGGCGCTTCCGGTGCGGGTGACGCACGCGCACCTCGACGAGGCGGACCCGGTGAAGCGGCTCGAGCTCGAGCGCGCCGTCGGTCTCCTCACCGACATGCGCGTCACCGCCGACGGTCTCGAGGTGCTGACGGAGTGGGCGCCCGCTGGCGTCGAGGCCGTGCGTAGCGGCGCGTGGAACTTCTGGAGCCCCGAGTGGCAGCCGCAGCACCGCGACAGGCGCACGGGCGAGGCGCGCGGGTGGTGGCTGTCAGGCGTCGCCCTCACCAACGACCCTTTCTTTCACTCGATGCCGGCCGTGGCCGCGTCGACGGCACTCCCGCCGGGCAGTCCCACGGGCACCCCACACAAGGAGCAGCTCATGTCGTACGCGAAGATCGCCGCTGCCCTCGGCATGCCCGAGGACAGCACCGAGGAGGCCATCGTGGCCGAGTGCATGAAGATGAAGGGCGGCATGCAGCAGATGCAGCCGCCTGGGGTGATGCAGGCGTCGGTTCGGGCCGAGGTGTTCAAGGCCGTCGAGCCGCTGCAGGCGTCGCTCAAGGCAGCCAACGAGAAGGCTGCGACCCTCGAGGCGCAGCTGTTCCAGCGCGACGTGGACGGCGTCATCGAGGCGGCAAAGGCTGAAGGCTTCGCGTGCGAGCCGATGCGAGAGGCCATCCAACTGGTGGCGTCGGCGAAGGGCCTCGAGGCCGCGAAGACGCTGGCGCAGTCGGCGCCCAAGCTGGCGATGAAGTCGGCCGGCGTCAGCACCGAGAAGAAGTTGACGGCATCCGCCGAGGAGTACTCGGTCGCCCTCAACGAGCACGAGAAGAAGTCAGGACTCAAGGGCCGCGAGGCCGTCCAGTCCTTCCACCGCGCCAACCCCGAGATGGCCAAGGCGATGGTCGCCTCCATCCCCACCCACCGCTGAACGAGAGGACACCACCACCATGGCTCAGGAAAACTTCATCGGACTCGCCCCGCTGGCCCGCGTCGCGGGCGGCACCATCCTCCGCGGACAGGGGCTCGTCATCAACTCGTCGGGCGCCGTCGTCGCGTCCACCGCCATCACCGAGGCCATCGCGGGCGTCGCCCTCGAGTCCGCCGAGTCGGGCGCCATCTGCACCTTCATGCCGTCGGGGCCTGTCGTCACGGCCATCGGAGGCGCGGCCATCACTGTCGGTGCGCAGGTGATGCCGCAGGCCACCGGCCCCGGGAAGTTCGTCACGGCGGCCGGCGCGACGTCCCTCTCGTGCGGCATCGCTCTCAGCAACCCCGGCGCGGACAACGGCCTGTTCGAGCTGCTCCTCATCCCCACCCTGCGCAGCGCCGCCAACGCGTAACCCAACCTTCAAGGAGACACTGTCATGGCCATCAACCCGAGCGAGTTCAAGACTCGCACCCCGCTGGACAACATCAGCTTCAAGATCATCAACTCCAAGGAGGACTTCGTCGCCGACCGGGTTTTCACGCCCGTCTACACGGACGAGAAGGACATCTTCCAGGTGTACCAGTACGACGCGCGGCACCTCCGCAACATCTCGAGCGCCTCCAGCTCGAAGGCCGAGGCCAACCGCGTCGACTGGGGCGTCTTCAAGCGCAACTACGACTCGGTGCTGCACAAGCTGAAGACCGACGTCGACCCGCGCGACTCGAAGACGTTTGACCCCGCCGTCGCGGACGTTCGCGTCGACGCGGCCGACACCATCTGGAGCCACCTGATGATCGAGCGTGAGGTGGCGATGACGACGCTGGCCACCACGGCGGCCAACTACCCCGCGGCGCTGACGCGCACGCTGGTGGACGGCACGTCGACGCTCACCGCGTCCGGCGGCAACGTCGAGTCCGAAGCGGCCCTCGCGCACGCGGCCCTGCGCACGCAGTGCGGCAAGCGCGCCAACGCGGCCGTCATCTCGTCGACGGGCTTCGAGCGCATCCGCGCCGCGCCGTCCGTCGTCACCCGCATCCAGTACGTCGAGGGCGGCAAGGCGACGGAGTCGCAGATCGCCAACCTCCTCGGCGTGCAGGAACTCATCATCGCGGGCGCGAGCGTCAACAGCGCCCTCGAGGGTGCGGCTGCGTCGCTGGCCGACATCTGGCCGGACGACATCCTCTTCTTCGTGAAGGAGTCGTCGTCCAACAAGCGCTCGATGCGGTACGGTGCGTGGTACGTGCGGAACGAGCTGTACACGCACGAGGCCGAGGACCCGAAGCGCGGCAGCGCGGACGGCCGCGTGTCCGAGCTCGAGATGGGCTGGGAGTGGGTGCTCGCCCCTGGCGCCACCGTGTCGGCGGCCGACGGCGACTTCATCGCCGGCTACCTCCTCAAGAACATCATCGGCTGATTCGGAGAGGCCACCATGCCCAAGTACGTCGTCATCCACGGCAGCCTTTCGCTTCCCGGGAAGCCGCTGCCGCCCCCGCACGAACGGGTGACTCCCGAGCCCATCAAGGTGGGCATCGGCGAGTCCGTCGAATTGACGGAGGCGCAGGCCAGGCAGTTGGTGGCCGACGGCTTCCTCACCGACGAGAAGAAGTTCTCCGCGCTCAAGAAGAGCATCGAGGCGACGGAGGAGGCCGGCACTCCCTACGGCAGCAAGGCCATGGAGAAGTTGGCCCGCGGCCTGAAGGCGAAGGGGTAACCCATGCCTGCGACGTTCGGCGTCACGCCTGACTCCGTGCGTCGCCATCGCTTCCCCCACCTCGACAGTTTCGGCCCCAGCACGGTGCCGACGCTGTCGACGGTGGAGGAGGCGGTGGGCCGGGCGTCTGCGCGTCTGGCTGGCAAGCTGTTGCTGGAAGCCATCGTCCCGGAAGACATCACCGACGCCACGTCAGCGGCGTACCTGTGGTGCCAAGAGACGTTGGAGTTGATGGTGGCCGTCCGTGTCGCCGAGGCCGCCACGCACAAGGACTACGAGTTGCTGCGCGTGTGGCGCAGTGAAGTGGACGCGCGCTTCGCCGAGTTGGCCGAGGGCGGTGCGGACGCGTTGGGCGGCGGCGCGACGTCGACGGGCGACTCCCCACCCGACGGGCCCACGACTCACATCAGCCAGTACCGACTCACCACCGACTCGGCGACGGACATGTCCACCACGGTTCCGCGCCTTCGGAAGGATGACGCCCTGTGACTGCCGTCGCCATCACGCTGGAGTACCAGGTGGGCAACGCCTCGGGCGAACAGCAGTTCGAGCGCCTTGCCGTGGCCTTCGAGCGTGCGGGCGCCGAGACGGCAAACTTTGGCAAGCACATCTTCCCCGAGCTGGTGCCCGTCCTCGAAGCGGGCGTGAAGGCGCAGTTCGACGCCGAGGGCGCAGGGCCGGTGGCCGGTGCGTGGGCGCAGTTGTCGGCGTCTTACGCCGCGTGGAAGGAAGACGCGTTCCCCGGGCAGCCGCTCCTCGTCGCGACGGGCGCGCTGCGTGACGCGCTCACCGTCGAGGGCAGCCCGCACGCGCTGCGCGACTACTCCGACGTGCAATTCAACTACGGCACGCAGGGGCTCGACTACGCCAGCTTTCACCAGACGGGCACGGCGCGCATGCCGCCGCGTCCGCCGTTCGACTTCGGTCCAGACTTCGACCGGCAGCTTCAGCGCGCCGCCGCGCGGGGCGTACGCAACGCGGTGCGGGAGTCGGGGCTCGACGAGTTCGCCGACGTGAAGGGAGACGAGTGACATGCCCGGCCTGACGCCCAGCTCGCCGCCCAACGCCAGCGCCACGGTGCGCGGCCTCGTCTCGACGCTGGCGCAGACGTTCGCCGGGGCGAAGACGTTCCTCGCCCGCGCGGTGTTCCAGCTCGGCATCACCGCAGGACTCGCGCGGCTCGACCTGCGCTCGGACCTCGGCGCGGGTGCGTCCGACGTGTGCAACGTTGTCGGGTCGACCGTGGCCGATGCGAGCGTGAACGCGACCGCCGACCTTTGGAGCGCGCGAACTGGAATCGGTGGAACCGAGGTGACGCACGCCCGCCTGGTCAAGGGTGCAATGATCGTCGATGAGTCGGTCGCGTTCGGTCGCTTCCTCTCAGACCGACCGGGTGTTTCGCAAGGGCAGGTCGGGCACCGGATCGCGCTCGCCGAACTCGGGCTGTACAACCTGAACGGCGCGGGCGCGCTCGCTCTCAACCTCGGCACGGGATCGTCGCGGGCGAGTGGCTCGTTCACGGCGGGCGGCAATCTGAACTCGACCGCGGGCGTGTTCGCCGCTGGCGCAGGCATGAGCGTTGACGTCAGAGGTACGCTCGGCGCGGGCGCCTCCGACGTCGTGAGTAAAGTCGGAACGACTCTCGCCGATGGCTCGGTGAACGCGCTCGCCAAGCTGTTCTCCGTGCGGACAGGCCTCGGTGGGACCGAGGTCGAGAAGATCTGGATCGACAAGCAAGGCGACTTTCGGGCCGGAGCGCCCACGTTCGGGTTGTTCCGCGGCGCGTCAGCCTCTCTCGGATTTGTTTCTGTCGACGACTCGATTGGCGCTCAAATGCGGTTCGGGGCTATTCGATGGGTTCTCGACAACGGAAGCGCCACGCTGACCGACCAGGCTGTGCTTGGGAACCTTGTACGGTTTGAGATAAACGGGCGGCAATCTCATCTAGGCACCGACTCGACCGGCACGCCCGGCGCAGCAACCATCAACCGCCCCACGGGGAAAAGCGCCATCGCGGCGGGCGCGTCGTCCGTCGTCATCACGAACTCGCTGGTAACGGCGGCCTCACGCGTGATCATCACCCCGCACGCCCGCGACGCGACCTGCAAGGAGATCATCGCAGTTCCGGCCGCGGGCTCTTTCACGGTGTCAGGCACGGCGAACGCGACGGCAGCGCTTCCGTTCAGCTGGGAAATATCGAACATCATCTGAGGTGGCTCATGGGCATCGGACGACAGCAGGCGCGGACACTCATCGACGCGGTGCGCACGGGTACCGCGACCCGGCGACGCCTTCGCGAAGAGCTCGGCGACGCAATCGCGGTGATTCAAGACCTTGCTGCGAAGCTGGACGCACAGCGCGCGACCGCCGAGCGCGACTTCGCCGCCGACCGGCCCGGGCAGTTCAACAGCTTCGTCGACGCGCAGCCGCTCCCCGACGTCGACCAGACGCCCTGACGCATGGCTGACGCTCGCTCCATTCTCGTGCTGGACTCCACCGGCGCCCCGCTGACGACGGGCTCGCCGTCCTTTGTCGACTACCGCGACAGGGCGGGCAGCGCGCGCACGCCCCCGGCCGCGCCGTCGCACCTCGGCGGCGGCGTCTGGGCCTTCACGCCGTCGGACGCGGACGAGACGGCGGGCACCGTCGCGCTGGTGGACTTCGGGGCCGGAGCGGAGCCGCGCCGCGTGACGTGGGGCCTGCACCTGCCCGACGGCAGCAACCAGTTCTGGGCCGCGCACGTCGAGGACGAGGCGGGTGCGCTGTGGACGGGCGCTGCGCCGACGGTGGGCCTGTACGACGACAGCGCAGGCAACCCGCGCACGCCGCCGTCGCTGGCCGTCGTTGCTGGCGCGTACCTCTTCGCGCTGACGCCCACGTCGGCCGACGTCGCGGCGGGCATCGAGGGGCGGCTGGACGGCCCAGCAGGCAGCAACCAGCCGTACTGGGCCTTCTCGTCGGTGCCCCTCGTCGAAGGTGGCGGCGCGCCGTTGCCCCTCGCCCCGTCGGTGGGAGTGCAGCCGACGCGGTTGGCGGCCGGCGCGCTACGGGACTACCTCCTGCGCTACCTCCCCGCGAAGGTGGCGCAGCTCAACGCCCTGCGCGGCGCTGTGCTGAAGTCGCCCGCCGTCGGGACGTGGAACATCTCCAGCGGCAGCCTCGCCCTCGCCACAGCCCGAGAGGGAGTGGTGACGACGGTGACGCTGCCGACGGGGCCGGCCGTCACGGCGGCGCAGGTGGCGACGGCCATCAACGCCGCGCCCGTCCCTGGCCTCACCGCGTCGGCCGACGGCGATGGGCGTCTCGTCCTCACGGCAGCCGCGCCCACAGAGGGCGTGCAGTCGGTGGCGCGTGTGACGGCGGGCGCGTCGAATGCCCTTTTCGGGTGGCCACAAGAAGGCGCGTACGAGACGACAACGGCCCTCACAGCGCCAACGCACAAGGGCGTCCTCGACGGCTGGCCGGTGTCGCTGCCGGACATGGGGCGGACGTTCGCCGTCATCATCGGCGACAGGGACGCCGTGCCGCTGGGCGGCGTGCGTCGAGACGAGCACACCGTCACCCTCGACGTTGCCGTGTGGGTGGCCGACAGGGCCGCTGGCGGACACCGCAGCCGCGAGACGCTGGAGTCGTGCGCGCGTGCCGTGCACGAGTTGTTGACGTCGGACGACGGCCGCACCCTCGGGCGTGCGCGCGTCGGCGACGTCGTGCACACCGACGTCACTCGCATGCGCATCAAGGGCATGCCGTTTCAGGCGTTCGACGAGGCCAAGCGGCCCGTCGGGGGCCCCACCGAAGTCGCGTCACTCACCGTCACCGTCAAGGTGTTTCACCGCCCCAGCATCACCCCGTGAGGTAGCCCCATGGCCATCGTCCCCATCCGCGCGTACGACTCCCGCGTCCTTGCCGTCCTCGAGACGACGTTCGGCACGCCGCCCAACCCGGCCGCCGCGCAGGCGCTCGAGGTAGTGGCCGTCAACATGGGCCCCGTCGAAGCCGGCGTCATCCGCCCGAAGCGCGACCGGGCGCTGGGCCGCGGCGCACAGAACGACTTCATTGAGGGGCGCGTCGAGCTCATCCCCTGGAGCCTCGAGACGTCGCTGAAGGGCCGCGCGGCCGTCGACACGGTGCCGGCCGAAGACGCGCTGTACCGCGCCGCGGGACTCGCGCGCACCGTCAACGCGGGCACGTCGGTGGTGTATGCGACGGCGGGCGAGCCCAACCCCCTCCTCTCGGGCCTCACGCTCGAGCGCGTGCGCGGTGGTTCGACGCAGCTGGGCGCGCAGTCGGCCGAGCGCGGGTACGGCGGGGCCGTCGAGCGCCTGACGTGGAAGGGCGGCGACACCGAGGCGGGCCTCATGGCGTCGGGGCGTTTCGTCGGGAAGGAGCTGCGCGGCAAGCTGGACTCCATCACGCTGGCCAACGGCACGGCGACGTCCCTCACCATCACGGCCGAGGAGTCGTACCGGCTGGGCCTGGGCTTCTACCTGTGCGAGTCGGAGGCCATCCAGGTGACGGCGGTGACGCCGGGCGGGACGACGGCCACCATCGTGCGCGGCGTCCTCTCGACGACGGCCGCAGCCCATACGGCGCAGCCGCTGGTGCCCTTCGTCCCCTCCGTCAGCAACCCCACGGGCCGGCCGCTGCCCGAGTCGACGTCCACCGTCACCGTCGACGGCGTCTCGCTGCGCATGCAGTCGTGGGAGGTGGCCTTCACCACGGGCATCAGCCACCTGCCGGGCGAGACGGGCAACCGGCGCGTGCAGGGTTTGAAGGCGATTCGGTACAACGTCGAGCTGTCGATGCGCGGCGTCCTCTACGAGGACTATGAGTCCTTCCGCGGGCGCAGCACGGCGCGGCGCAACTGCCCCGTCACCATCGTGCAGGGCACGGGCGCGGGGCGCATCCTGACGCTGTCGATGCCCTTCGCGGAAGTCATCGCCCCGGACTCGGCGGACTCGGCGGATGATGTGGCGCTCGTCGACCTCTCGTTCCGCGTGCGCGACAACGCGGGCAACGACTCCCTCTCTCTCACCCTCACCTGAGGCGCACATGCTGACGCTGACGCAGTGGGATAGGTACGAGTTGGACATCGGCAACAACCGCGAGTTGCCGAAGGCCGAGCGCGTCTTCCTCGAGGTGGAGCGCGGGCTGTCGGTGCGCCAGCGCGAGGCCTTCTCGAAGGCCTTGGGCGAGGCGCTGGGCGTGCTGGGTGTCGACGACGACGCCCTGCACAAGCTGGCCGCGGTGCTGTCGATGCATCTGCGCTGGGGCGGCGTGCCGCTGCGCTGGGAGGGCGGCGAGGTGACGACGCTGGAGGGGTACGCGCGGTTGGTGTTCGTCGAGCTGGCGCTGAGTCGGTACACACAGGAGTTGCTGCGCCTCGCCCTTCGCGCCAACAGCTGGGACTCGGAGGCGGCCCAGCTTTTCGAGCGGCCCTCTGGTACGGCGCTTGGTACCGGGATGACGGGCCTTCCCCCGCCGACGGTGTGACGTGGCGGCCGAGCGCGAAGTGGCGGTTCGACGCGGAACAAGGGTGGCTGGGCCGACGCCCGCCGCCTCGGCAGGGGCTTCCCGCGCAGCCGCTGCACAAGGACGTGCGTGTCGACATCGAGCGGGCCTTCGTCGTGTCGGAGCCGGCGCTCCGGGTGTGGGGTGTGTCCGTGGCGACTGACGCCCCGCTGTACTCGGGCGGCGTCCTCGACGCGTGGCCTGCGTGGGTGGTGGACGTGCTGAAGGTAGCGAGGCCGGAGATGGAATCCATCAAGGCCTTCCTCTCGTGGGAGGCGACGCAGCGCGGAGGCGGACATGGCTGACTTGCAGCTGCGCATTCTGGGTGAGGACGCCGCGTCGTCGGCCTTCACGTCCGTGTCGTCAGCGGCACGCAGCGCCCAGCAGGTGCTGGTGGACTTCGCGCGCGCCAGCGTGCGCAGCTACATGGAGGCCGAGCGCAGTCAGCGCCAACTCGCCGTCGTCGCGAAGGAGATGACGAGCGCGTTTCAGGCCCAGGCGTCGGCCCTCGCGCAGGCCAACGCGGTTTCGGGCGAGCTCGTCGAGTCCATCCAGACGCTGCTGTTGCGGTACGGCGCGGCACCCAAGGACGTCGAGGCCACTACGCAGGCCGTCCTCGACTTCGCCGCGGCGACGGGGACGGATGCGCGCGCGGCGGCGGAGGCGCTGACTCGGGGAGTCGAGACGGGGTCGGGCTCCCTCAAGGCCATGGGCGTGACGTTCGACGCCACCGGCAAGCGCAGCGAGGACTTGCGGCGAGCGGCCGATGCCCTCGGGAAGAAGTTCGGCGGTGCGGGAGCGGCTGACGCGGCCTCGCTGGCGGGACAAGTGCGACTGGCAGAAGACGCCTTTGACGACGTGCGAAAGGCATTCGGCGGGTTCATCACCGACACGGCCGAGAAGTCGGGAGCGTTGAGTAAGGTCAACTCGCTGCTCAAGACATTCGGCGAGTCGCTGCGCGAGGCGCAGTTCTTCGTCAAGGCTGGTGGACTCGGGGCGCTGAAGGATGCGGCGCTTTCATTTCTCCCGGGCGCGCAAGAGGGAGATGTACGGTCGGCGAAGATTGGGCTGGAGCAGGCCCGCGCGCGCGCCGTCGACATGATGATGGCCGAGCGCGAGGCGCAGCGCGCGGCAGAAGAGGCGCTCAAAAGACGAAAGAAGCCGGCCGGTGAAGACGACGACGTCGTGACTGGAGGAGGTCGCAACCGAGGTGACGGCGGCGTCATGGACATGTCGCGCTTCGAGATCGACCTCACGCCCGAAGGGCCTGAAGCGCCGTCGGGGGCGCAGTGGCAGCAGATGGCCGAGGCACAGCGCGCGGCAGAGCGACAGATGGCCGAGTCGCACGCCAAGTCGCTCGAGGACTACCTGAAGGCCACGCGCGAGGCAGCGTCGAAGCTGGCGGCCGAGCAGGCGCGCTTTGCCCAAGCCGGCGCACAGGTAGGCGCGGCATTCGCCGACGCAGTGTCTCAGGGCATTCAGGCGCTTGCGTCTGGCGGGGAGCAGGACGCCGGGCAGGTGGTGGCCAACATCCTCGCGGGGCTGTTGCAGACGCTCGGCACCATCGTCGGCAACGTGCTGCTGCCCGGTATCGGTGGCGCGCTGGGTGGAGCCATCGGCGGGTTGGCCGGCGCGGGCGTGCGCGCAGCTGCCGCAGGGCCGACCGTCAATATCAACACTTTCGACTCACGCAACACGAGGGAGTTCTTCGAGGCGGACGGCGGGCGCGGCTTCTACAACGCGCAGCGCACGGGCCGCGGACAGGGAGGCCGGTAATGCCTTACGGATTCATCCCAGCCACACGCAACCGCGCCGGAGGGTTGGCGGCATCGCAGTTTACCGCGTCGTCCGGGCCGTCCAACGACACGCGGACTCGGCTCAACGACAGGCGTCTCGACAGGCAATTCGTCTTCACGTCGGCGTCGTCGGGTGTGACGCTGACGGTCGACCTCACCGTTGCGCAGGCAATCGACACCGCCGCCGTTGTCAACCACAACCTGCTGACGATCGGCTCCGGCACGCGCAGTATCGAGGTGCGCGGGGCGGATGACTCCGGTTTTACGACGGGAGTGGTCGGACCATTCGCGTCAACGCTGACAGGCACCGGGCCTAGGGCGAAGGACACGTGCGCAGCCTTCACGCAGGCCACCAAGCGCTACTGGCGCTTCACCTTCGTCTGGGGCGGCGGCGGGTCCGGCGTGTTGCGCGTCGGTGAGGTAGTGCTTGGTGCCGCGACGACGCTGTCGCGGGGAGAACTCGACGGCAGCGGGGACGACGAGCGCGTGCGGGCGCCGACGGTAGAGCTGGCAAACGGTGGCGTCCGGGGCATCTTCCTCGCGGGGCCGGTGCTGACGCGGAGCCTCATCTTCGCGGAATTCACCGAGGCCGAGAACGCCATCCTGCGCACGCTGTGGCGCGACTGCCGCGGGCCCGCCATCCCGCTGCTGTGGTGCGACGACTGGCGGCAAGGCGTCTTCGGTGAAGCGCAGCAGCGGTGCTTGTACGGGCACCTCGAGATGCCCGCCTACTCGTGGCGGTGGCAGGATTTCAGCATCGTGAAGCCGCCCGACTTCGTCATCCGCAGCCAGGGGCGTGAGGTGGGTGCATGACGTTCGCCCTTCTCTCGCCGCAGCCCGTCCCCGGTGCGGCCATCACCATGGAAGTGTCGACGGACAACTTCGCCACCACGCTGGTGGTGGACGGCGTCACGCAGCGGTGGAGTACTGTGACGGGCAGCTTCACGGTGCCCATCGTCGGCTCCCCGTTGATCGAGTTCGACGGGCGCATCATCTCGGTGGGGCGTCACCAGCGCAGCCTGTCGGCCGACGGACTCATGGCGGCGTCGACGCTGTCGATGGTGCTGGACAACACCGACGGCACCTTCGACTGGATGACGAAGCCCGAGACGGTGACGTCGACGCTGCTGAAGGCGCGCTTCCGCGTGGCCCTGTCGTTGTTCGACCCAGCGCAGCCGACGTCCGAGGGCGGGCGGCTGATGGGCGTCTTCACGTGCCTGGACTTCCCGTCTCGAGACGAGTCGCGCGTCTTCCTCGAGCTCGCCGACGATGCGCTGGCGGCGGCCGACATCGCCACCCCGCCCTCGCTGCTGGACTGGATGAGGGCGACGGGCGGTGTTGGTGGCGTGGCTGCCGACTTCGGCAACGCGAGCGGGGCCTACGCTGGCGTCGACGGCAACTGGGGGACAGACGCGCGCCGGCCGTTGCCGTTGGCATTCGGAAGCGTCCGCGTGCCGTTGCTCCCGACGGTGCGCAAGTGGGTCAACACGCTGACGCGAAACTCGCTGACGTCACCGCGAGTGCAGTGTGTGTTGTGCTGCACGACGCTCGACAACCTTGTTGGTCCTCCTGATTCGGCACTCTTTCAGCTCATCCCCGACAAGCAGACCAACTCGTTTCCCGGCCCGCCTCAGGCTTGGTACGCGCTCAACAAGTCGGTGCAGGTGACGAAGTCCGGGAAGAACTGGCGCATCTGGTTCGTGGACTTCGACCTGACGCTGATGTTGTCCGTGCCGTTCGTGATGAATGACCTTTTGGGCGGTCAGTTCGGCGCGCCTGGTGCGCTGGTGTCGAGCGTCGATCTCGGCGCCTTCTGGGAGGCGTTCTGGCAGGCGTGTGGTGGAGGCATCAGCGCCTTGGCCTTCCCTCTGTCTTCGCACACGTACCCGCCCTCGTTCGACGCGTTTGGTGGGCGGCTGAATGCTGCCATTCCGTGCAGCAACGTGGCGCGCGACCTCATCCAGCAATACTCGCGCGGGACGCTGTCGGTGGACGCGACATCCTTCAATGACGTGGCGGCGGCCAACCCAGGGAATCAAGCTGCCGTGTACGTCGGGGAAATCGGACTCCTGTCGACGGCGCGCGCCGAGACGACCGTCGTCACCGAGGCGGGGCAGCTCCGCGGCGTCCTCCGCACGCTGGCGTCGTCTGGGCAGTTCGACTTGTCGGTGTTGCCCGACGGGCGCGTGCGGGCGCTCGCCAACACCGCCACCTTCGCGCAGTACGCCACGGCCAGCACCGGCGTGGGGCTGACGACGCTCGACGAGACGCGCATCGTGGCCGACTCGCTGCGGCTGCGGACGCCCTCCCAGGGGCAGCGGTGGGCGCCGTACAACCGCGTCTACATCGAAACGGGCGGGCAGCGCCGCGGGCCGTTCGACCACACCGGCAACATCGTCGACTGGGGCAAGCCCTTCACCCGCGTCGTCGATGCGTCGTACACCGACGTTGGCCTCACCATCGGCGACGTCTTCGGCATCGGCAACCCGCAGGGCTTCGAGGTGGTGGAGCGGCAGTTTCAGTTGGAGTCGCGCGTGCGGCCGGCGGTGTCCTTCCGCTACGGGCCCGAGGCGATGGCGCTCGAGTTGGGCGACTTCTTCCAGATGTCCGTCACTCGCGGCGGCGCGTCCTTCCCGGACACGTACACCGACGCCATCTGGAAGGTGGAGTCGCTCAACTACCTGCACGAGACGGGGCAGGTGGAGGTGGAGGCCGTCTGGGCGTCGGACATCCTCACCGAGGTGCCGTTCCTTCTCGACGACGAGGCGCTCATCACGCGGGCCGACTCGGCCACGTACAACGGCGGCGGCGTCACCGTCAGCGTGCTTGACGACAACGTGGCCACCTTCTCGGCCGGCAACCTCACCTCGGCTGGCGTGCAGGCAGGAGACATCCTCGTGCTGCAGGACGGCGACGCAAACGAGGCCTCAACGGAGTTCGCCCACAACCGGGGCATTCGCATCACCGTTATCAACTCGGCTTTCGAGTTGACGGTGTCGGACACCATCCGCGCCGTCGGCGGCACTATCGCCATCTCGACGTGGAAGATTCTGCGCGGACACACCACCTACCCGACGGCCATCTCCGACGCCACGAACTACCCGGACGGCAGCCGCATGTACGGGAAGGCCGCCGACACGAAGACGGCCGGCGTCTACAGCAACAGCGACACCGGCAACCGACTCTCCACGGGGTAACGATGCCCTTCGTCAACCTGCCAATCACCGCGCGAAAGACGCCCCTCGGCCCAGGGCGACTCAACACGTGGCGCGACAACCTCGGCTGGCTGCGCGGCGGCTTCGCACAGCAACACCAGGCCTCCAACGGAGAGCACAACGTGATGGAGGTGCCCCGCGTCTGCCGGCGTATCACCTTCACCGGCCCGTCCACCTACGCCCTCGCCAACGCGTCGACGGACATCACAGCCGTGACGCGCGTGGGGACGGGACACATCCGCCTGACGCTCGCGTCGGGGCGCTTCACCACCGACATGCGCGTGCAGGTGAATGTCTCTGGCACCGGCATTGAGTCGAAGCCGTGGCTTCACCGCGTCGAGGTGACGTCGGCGACGCAGCTCGAGGTGTACCTGTCGCAGTTGTCGTCGGCGCTTGGCGCCGTCAATGGCAACACATGGGCGGCGGCAGATGCCACCTTCGACATCGCCATTCACTCCACGCCGCTGACTGCCACCAACTGGGCCACCGCCATCATCGGCCCCGGCACTCGCTTCCCCGAGGGGTGGACGCGCGGGCAGACGGTGGGCGCGCCCGGGTACTTCTCGGGCGTCGCGCAGGACTACAACGAGACGCTTTTTCACACGGCCGACTGGGAGACGCAGTTCCTTGCCGAGCACGCCGCAGACGGAAACCACAACACGCGACAAGTGGCGCGTCACTTCGTGCAGGGGCGATTCAAGTCCGTGGGGCTCTACGACAAGATTCAGCAACTCAGCCCGTCCACCATCACTCTCGCGGAGGTGTCTTTGGGGCGCGTGTCGGTGACGTTCGGCACGGCGTTGGTGGCGGGCATCTCGCCATTCATCTGTCCCGACTGGACGCGCCAGGACGCGACGCAGACACCCGCCGGCACGGTGCTGGTGACGCACGCCGAGGTGACGTCCACCACCGTCACCACGCTGTGGAGCTACAAGTACAACAAGGCCAACAACGGATGGGAGCGCGCTCGCGCCGACTTCTGGGCTGTCTGGCACGGAGGGTGAGATGCCGTACGCAAAGCCGGTCTTCGTCTGCCAGGACATGCCCATCACCTTTCAGCAGGTGAACCTCGCTCAGCAGAACCTGCAGGAGTGCTGGTTGCAGCTGACGCTGCGTCACGGATGGGAAGAGCCGCTCCAATTCCCGCCCGTCCCGGGCTTTCCGGGTGGCGGCGCCAGCATCAACCCTCCACGAATCACGCGACGGTACGGGCAGCACAACGACGTCCGTATTCCGCGCGTCGTCGTGAGGGTGCAGGGCGCAGCCATCGGGAGCACCTTCGCCAGCGTCGTCGGTGCGAGCGGGGAGCCAGGCATCCTCGGGGCGCCTGTCCGGCTGTCGACGGGCGTGTTCGACTTCCCGGTTTTGGGGTTGTCCGAGTTCTACGCGGAGGCGACGCCCTTCGGCACCTCGGCCGGCGCGCAGCGCATCGTCACGCCGACCAGCATCTTCCCGTCCCAAGGCCGGGCCGTGCTGCGGTTCGAGCTCTACCAGCAAGACTCAGGTGGCGTGGGCGCGTTTCTGCCGGCCGAGTTCGACTTCACCGCGGCCGTCTACGGCGCGCCCTGAGTCGGGCGGCACTGGTAGAGGGGCGGAGCCGAAGGCGTGACTTGGCCGGAGTCACAGGCTGCGTTGGCGAGACACGTCACGCAGTAGCCTTGGTTCAGTCCGGGCTCAGGAGGACAAAGGCTCGAGGAGAACAGGGATGGCTGGCCGGCCCGTGGGGACGCAACACACCGCCCCTCCGAGTCGCAGCACCCGTTGTTGCACTGGCACTTCGGCCGGCAGGCGCCAGAGACACACACCGCGCCGGTTGCGCACGTCGCGCACATCGCGCCGGCCGTGCCGCACTCGGCCGGCGTGTTGCCGGCGACGCAGGTGCCGCGCTCAGAGCAACACCCGGAGCAGTTTGAGGGGTCGCAGGTCGATCCACAACCCAAGGAGGCAACGGACACCGCCAACGCAAGGAGGAAGCGCATGCCTTACTCTACACCCAGAGGTGTTGAGGCGTAGCAGCGCGACCCCCACCGTCCCGTCATGTCCGACCCACGCAACCTCGACGACGTGGAGGCCCGTGTCCGTCTACTCGAGGCCCGCGCTGCCGACGTCGACGCCCGCGTTGCGGAGCTGACTCGAGGCCTCGCCGCGCTGTCGACGCTGACCCGTCTTTCCGACGTCGCCACCACCCAGACGTACTCGCTCGAGCGCATCGAGCGCACCCTGCGGCAACTCGTCGACGCCGTGACGAAACGAGGCGGGTGATGGAGTCCGTGTCGATGCCGCCGTGGGCGCTCGGGTTGCTGGCCGTGCTGACGACGTTCGGCCCTGGTGCCGCGGCCTTCTTCTTCACGCGGTGGCTGAAGCGCCAAGACGCACTGGGCGCTGCGCTGAAGGAGGCCGAGACGGCAAAGCTGGACGAGGTGTTGGGCATCGCGAAGCGGCTGGAGAGCGAGGTGTCCGGGTTGAGTCACCGCCTCTCGCTGTCGGACGCGCTGCAGAACCAGATGAAGGGAGCCCTCGACAAGGTCGAGGAGCGCATCAACGGCATCGGCCAGACGTACGGCCGGCGGCTGGGCGACCTCGAAGCCCTCGTGCAGCGTCTCGACGAGCGCACCCGAGAGAGGCGGCGGCGATGAATCTTGAGCTGAAACGGCGCTGGCTCACCCCGCGATCGACCATCGGTGAGCTGTACGCGGACGGCGCCTTCGAGTGCTTCATTCTCGAGGACAGGTACCGGCCCCCGCCGGAGCCGAAAGTGTACGGGCAGACGGCCATCCCCTGCGGGCGCTTCGAGGTGCGCATCACGCCGTCGCCGCGCTTCAAGCGCGACTTGCCGCTCGTGATGGACGTCCCAGGTTTCAAGGGCATCCGCATCCACGCGGGCAACGACGCCAGCCACACCGAGGGCTGTCTCCTCCCGGGCCGGAAGCGCGAGGCCGACAAGGTGCTCGAATCGACAGCGGCCTTCAATGCGCTCTTCGAGAAGCTCAAGAACGCGCAGGGGCCGCACCACATCACCATCACCATCGGGCCACCACCGTGACGCCCGAGGCTCGCCAGCGCGTCGTCACGGCCGTTGCCCTCGTGGGCACGGCTGCGGCTGCGTTCTCGGCGGGCCGCTTCTCTGCGCCGGTGAAGGTGGACGTGCGCGAGGTGGAGAAGGTCGTCTGGAAGGACCGCATCGTCGAGAAGGTCGTCACCCGGCGCGCGAAGGCCGAGGAGCGCGTGGTGTACGTCGACCGCGTCGTCAGCCCCGAGGGCGAGGTGCGCGAGAGGCGCCTCACCACGACGAAGGCCGACACGCGCGAGCTCGTCGACCTCGGGAGGGCGTCGGAGAGCAGCGGCAAGACCGAGGCAACCAGCTCGAGCACCACCACCCTCCGGCCTGACTGGCGGGTGGGCGTGCTTGTCGGGGCGTCGCTGCGGGAGCCGCTCGTCCCGCTGGCCGGGCCTCTCGTGCTGGGCGCGTCGCTCGAGCGGCGCATCGTGGGCGGCGTCTCGGCGGGCGCATGGGTCAACACCGTGGGCGCGGCCGGCGCCTCCGTCTCCCTGGAGTGGTGATGCAACCTCGCAGCGGCTGGGCCAGCACGAAGCTCCACCTCGCGTGCATCGCCATCGCGGTGCTCACGTTCGTCTTCGTTTTCGTCGTGCACGTCGCCGGCACTGCAGCGGGCTTCGGCGAGTACTGCATCGCCATCGTCACCGTCGTGGCGTCGGCGCACGGCAGCCGCGTTGCGGAGTCGTTCGCCGCTCGGCGCCCCAACCAGCAACCGCAGAAGGAGAGCTGAGCCATGTCAAAGGGAAACACTTTCGAGAACGACTTGCTGCGGCTGATTTTCAACGCAACCGCCATTGCCAACCTCGCGGACAACGCGGCGTCGGCGCCCCTTACCAACCTGCACGTCTCGCTGCACACGGGCGACCCAGGGGAAGCGGGCGACCAGACGACAAGCGAAATCGCCTACACCTCCTATGCGCGCGTCGCCGTGGCGCGGAGCGGCTCCGGCTTCACCGTCACCGGCAACTCGGTGAGTCCGGCGGCCAACATCGACTTCCCCACCGGCACGGGCGGCAGCGGCACGGCCACGCACTTCGCCATCGGCACGGCGTCCAGCGGCGCGGGGAAGATTCTCTACAAGGGCGCCATCTCGCCCACCATCGTGTGCGGCAACGGAATCACGCCGCGCCTCACCACCGCCAGCACCGTCACGGAGGACTGACGTGGGCGCCCTAGGCACGCATGCGCAGCAGCTCGAGCGCTGGTTGGGCCGCGAGACGGTGGAGGGACTCTCCGTTTCCATGCGCGACTGGTACGGCCCGCCCATTCCTGTCGGCGGCGTCCCGGGCAAGGTGTTCGCCCACCGCGGGGGAGACTTCCGCGGGCGCATCGGTGCGGGCATCGGCGCCACCGCGCAGTGCATGGCCGAGGACTTCCTGCGGCGGCTGCGAAAGGCGGCGCGGCTCAACATGGGCACGGCGCACGCGGGCTTCTCTTCGCTGTCCGACCTCATCGCTGAGAGAACGGCAGGCAAGGGCCGGGACTTCCGGTTTCAGAAGGTGGGCACCACCGGCGTCGTCGGCGCGACGAATTCCCTGTGGCGCGTCGGCAGCCTACCGTCGGCGGGCGCGGCGGCTGCGGCTGCGCCCGGCGGGACGGTTCCGACGGACGCTACGACGGGGGCATTCCCCTTCGTCAACCCCACGGGTGGAGACACGCAGCACTTCGTGCGCGCGGACGTGCTGGCGTCGCTGGCTAACACGCTGCTGCTGTACGACCGCCTCTTCGCGGTGGCGAAGACGATGAACAGCACGGCGACCGAGGCGGTGACCGGCGCTCCCACGCGGTACCAGAACACCACGGCCGGCACGGCGGACTCGGCGGAGGGGAACTTCCTCTTCGTGGAATGCGGGACCGTTCTCCCGGCCACCGCCCACAACTGGACCGTGTGCACCTACACAAATCAGGGGGGGGGCGCTTCCACGCTCCCGTCCCTCACCGGGAACTCGGGAAACATCGTGAACCGCCTGGACCAGCCCGCTGGCCAATTCTTCGCGCCACTGGATGCGGGGGACCGCGGCGTCCGCACGCTGACTCAGATGCAATGTTCGGCCGCCGTGGCCACGGGGGCGATCGATTTCGTCATCGGTCACCCCATTGCCTTCCTGCCGGTGCCGCTGGCCAACCTCGCGTGCATCACCGACGGCATCAACACGGCCTTCAACCTCACGCGCGTCTTCGACGACGCGTGCCTCGCCTTCCTCGAGGTGCTGAAGCCCGCGACCGGCGCGACGACCTACACGGGCGCCTTCACCACGGTGGCGGGCTGACTCGTGGAGCCCCTCGTCGACGCGGCGCTGCAGGCCGTCTCGCTGGTGTCTCCCGCGCTGGCCGACGCGCAGCGCGAGGACTCGCCCGAGGCCCTGGCTGCGGCGCTGGCGGCGGCGCGGCTTGTGACGGCGCGCGTGGAAGCGGCGTTGGCCGGGCGCGTCGACGAGGCCACCGTCACCGCCGTACAGGACGCCGCCCGCGTCGCGCTGGGGTGGTGAGTCGTGGCGGGCGCCTTCGTCCCGACGTCGGGTGGTGTCTTCCGGTGGGCGCAGCAGCAGTGGGCGCCGACTCTCACTGAGCACGACCCGAACCCGCCGCTGCCGCTCGAGTCGCCCGTCGGCGCCCCCGGCATCAACAGCGGCACGGGCACGTCCGCAGGCGTGGCGACGGCGACAGCCACAGGCGCCCGCACGGCTGCTGCGACGGCCTCCAGCGCAGGCGTAGCGGCGTCGTCTGTCGTCGGCCGGGCGACAGCCCAAGGCGTCGCCTCGACGGCAGGGACGGGCGCCGCGAGCGCCACGGGCACGACGACGTCCTCTGGCAGCGTCGCGACGTCGGACGGCGTGGCCACGGCGTCGGCCATCGGCACCGCCCTCATCGCCTCGAGCGCCACGTCGGCGGGTGTCGGCGCGGCGTCGGCGACGGGACGGGCCTTCGCCCAGGGCGCGGCCTCGTCGGCCGGCGCGGGGGCAGCCAGCGCCACGGGCCGGGCGACGGCCAGCGCGGCGGCGAGCTCGACGGGCACCGCGACGGCCGAGGGCGTCGGCGCTTTCCTCGCCATCGCCTCGTCGGTGGCATCGGCGGCCGGCGTGGCCACCGTCGACGGGCGGGCGCCGTTACCCTTCGTCTACCCGGGGCAGGGCGGCGCCGTCGTCCTCGTGCTGTCGGGCAACGCGCGCGGCCTCGTCCTCTCGGCGCTGGAGTCCCGCGTCGACGTCCCGCGCACCGACGCAACCGCCGTCGTCGTCTCCTCACCCGCCGCACGAATCGAGGTAGTCCAATGAGTACCGTCTACATGAAGCAGGGCGACCGACTCCCCGCGCTGCGCGTCCAGCTCCTCGACGCCACCGGCGCCGCACTCGACGTCACCAGCGCGACGGTGACGTTCCGCATGCGCGACGCGCGCACCAAGGTGCTGAAGGTTGCGGCTGGAAGCACCACGAAGCCCAACGGCGGCGCGGACGGCGTCGTGCAGTACGCGTGGGCGACGGGCGACACGGACACCGTAGGCTCGTTCGAGGCGGAGTTCGCGTGCGCATTCTCCGGCCTCGTGCAGACGGTGCCCACCAATAGCTACGTCACCGTCGTGGTTGTGGACTCGCTGGCGTGACGGGGAGCGGCATGGCTTCGCGAATCCAATCCGCGCGCGTCACGCCCGCCGTCCGCGCGGACTCGGTGCGGCGGTGGGTGACGCCGTGAGGGCGTGCCGGTTGTGCGGCAGGCCCGACGGACCGGGGCACAAGTTGCCCCCGCGCCGCCTGGTGTGTTTCCCCTGCAGGGAGGCGCAGCGGGAATCGAAACCCCTGCCGTCCCTCGGCGAATCGCCGAAGCCGCCGCTTGAAACCGCGGTGGAGGCCGCGCAGGGGCAACGCGCGGCGCGCGACCTCCGCGCTGAGCACAAGGCGCTCGTCGACGAGGTGACGCGACTGCGCGCCTTGGTGCACGAGGCCGAGAAGGTGCGCGTGCCGGACGTCATCGTCTACCGCGAGCGCGCCGAGGACCGCTCCGACGCGGTGGCGTGCGCGATGGCGTCGGACTGGCACATCGAGGAGCCGGTCGACCCAGGTGCCATCAACGGACTCAACGCATACGACCTCGACGTCGCGCGCGCGAGGGCCGAAAACTTCTTCCGCAACGTCGTGAAGCTGGCCGGAATCTTCGCGCGCGAACAACGCATCACGACGCTCGACCTCCAAGTACTCGGCGATATGTTCACCGGCTGGCTACACGAGGAGTCCATCGCGAACACGCTGCTCGCGCCGGGCGACGCCGCGACCGAATTCGCCCGCATCTTCGCCAGCGGAATCCAGCACATCCTCGACAACAGCGACTTCCGCGTCACCGGGGTGATGCTGCCGGGCAACCACGGGCGCATGACGAAGAAAGTGCACTACGGCGACCCGACGGGCACGTCGCTCGAGACGGTGGCCTACCACGCCATCGCCGACCGCTTTGCCGGCAACCCGCGCGTCCAGCTCGACGTGGCGAAGCACGGGACGGTGTACCGGCGTTTCCATGAGCGATTCGTGGTGCGGCACATTCACGGGTACGAGGTGAAGTATGGCGGCGGTGTCGGCGGGCTCACCATCCCGCTCAACAAGAAAATCGCGAAGTGGGACACAGCGACTCGCGCCAACCTCACGACGCTCGGCCACTTCCACCAGAAGGTCGATGGCGGCTCGTTCCTCGTGAACGGCAGCCTCATCGGCTACAACGAGTTCGCTCAGGCCATCGGCGCGAGCTACGAGCCACCGCAGCAGGTGTTCTACCTCATCGACGCGCGCAACGGCGGCGAGAAGACCGTCGTGGCGCCGGTTTTCGTATAGGTGGCCGTCTCTCCGGCCTGTCACCGCCTGTCAGTCATGGTCACTCCCGCAGCGACGACCAGTATCGCACCACCTGCGCCGGGGACGCTCTTCGCATGGACGAAGGCCTGACGAGAAAATACCTCCCCACGGACGGGTATTCTCCCTCTGGATAGACAACAGCGAGCCCACCCTCTCCGTCGTCGTCGTAGAACGCGAGCCGGCCCTTCAGTCGACCCGCCACGATTTGCACGACGCCCCACGGCAGCTTCTTTCCTCGCTTCCCTCGCATTACGTCCTTCCCGCAATCTCGGCGTCCACCTCGGCCAGGTGCGCCTCGTTCTGCGCGCGGTACCGCTCCCGCGACGGGTCCTCCACACTCTCCGCGATGGCGCGGCGGTACCACGACAGGTCGGCCACCTCCGACAACCGCTTGCCCTTGTCGCGGCCGAACCTCACCAGGGGCCCGTCGCCCGCCACGGCGCTGCGCTCGCCCGACGCCACGCGCTGCGGCGCTGCGGTTGGCTCTCGCCACCCCGACGCCTTCGCGTAGCGCATGACGGCCGAGTGGATGATGCGCTTCACGTCGTCCGGCACGGCGTGCGGGTCGAGCCCGGCTGCGGTGAGGACTTCGTTCCATGCGATGACTCGTTCTGCGCTGCTCATGTCGTCTCCTCGTCTTCGTTCCCCTCGTCCTCGGAAAAAACCGGCGCGGCGCCCGAGGGGGGAGCGGACGCAGCGGCCGGGAGCGCAGCCGTCGCGCTCGTCACCTGGTACTCCTCGAATTCCGTCACCGTCTTCATCGTCACCGCGCCCGCCGCCGTCAGCAGCGCCAGCGCCGTCTTCGCGGCGTCGGCCTTCTGGCCGCGCGGGGCCAGCTTCGACGCGACGCGGCCGATGGCGGTCTTGCTCGTCCGCATCGTCATCATCTCGCGCGCGGCGTCGACGCCGTACCTGCGAACCAGCTCCGGCCACGCCACCTCGACGTCGATGACGGCGCGCTGCGACTCGCGCGGGCCCCACACGCGCCCGTTGCCGAGGGGGATTCCGCCGTTCTCCTTCGCCCATGCGTGGAGCTGCGCCTCCACCTGGGCCATCGCCGCCTTCACCGCGCGATACCGCTGGTAGGCGATGCGCGCGACGTCGGGCGTCACGATGCCCGTGGCGATGTCCTCCGCGACGGCCTGTGGGTCGAGGGCCAGTCGGCGCAACATGGCCGTCTGAGTCGGGCCCGCGCGCCGCGCTGGGCAGTGGCCACACCACCCGCCGACGCTGTAGCGGGGCGTCGTCTTCGCGGCCTCGACGGCCTCCACGACGCGACGGATGCGCGCGGCGGCGTGCAGTAGGTCGAGCGGGCCGAGCTCGTGCCACGTCACCCACGGCGTCGAACCCACCGGCGCGGCGAGGATGCCCACCCGCACCGTCGTCACGCCGTGCCACGACGCCGCAGCGAGGGCCAGCAGCGCGAGCTGGAGGTTCTCCGACGGCGCCGTCACGTCCGCGCGGCCGGTCTTCAGGTCGGCGACCTCGACGACGCCGGCCTCGTCGTCAACGCGCACGTAGTCCGCCGTGCCGGCAATCTCCGTCGGCCCGACGTCGTAGGCGCGCCCCAGGTTGCGTCCCAGCAACCGCCCCCGGGCCGGCAGGGTGTTGTAGGCGTAGGCCACCTCGGACACGTGCGACGTGAGCCACGGGTGGCGCTCGAGCACGATGTCGGACCAGTCCATCTCCCCGGGCGTCACGGTGTCGGGCCCTCGCAGCGTCTCGCCGCGCAGGTACGCGACGCGCGCCGCCAGCACCTCGTGCAGGCGCGTGCCGTCCTCGGCGGCCTCGGTGGACTCCGGCACGCGGGGCAGCGCAAAGGACGACGGGCACCGCTCGGCGGCCTCGAGGCCGGAGGCGGTGAGGGTCACTGGCCACCGCCCTTCTCGCGCGCCGCCAGCAACGAGTGCCGCGCCGTGTACGCCGCACGAAGTCTGTCCGACAGCGCCTTGTCCTGCTTGGCGGCCAACTCGGAGCCGATGAGCGTCAGCCCCGACAACGTCTCAGCCGCCGCGATACGCTGCGCCCACGACTCCGCGACGTAGGCCCCCGATGCTGGGACCGGCACCACCTGCGCAGGGGGCGCCGCGTTGCGAGGAGCGACGCCACTGGCCGCGTTGCCGTCGTCATCGTCGTCCGGCGCGACGCCAACCAGCGCACTCAGTGCGTACCGACGCGCGTAGGTGATGGCGCTCCCGACGCCCTGGGCCGTGGGCTTTTCGACCGGCATCGTCAGCACTGACGACACCGACTCGCCCGACTCGTGCAGCAGCCGCGTCTCGACGGTCACCGATGCCTTATCGGCCGCCGTCACGAGCTGCACCACCGCGAGGCCGTTGCTCGACAGCGGCTCTCGGCAGGCGTCCCACACCGACGCGAGGTCGGCGTAGCGCGATTTGAAGGCCGGGTTCGTCTTGTCCCGCGCGGCGCCCGCCATCACGCCCTGCGCCTTCGCCAGCGCCCTCGCGAGCGCGCTCCCAGTCGTCTCCGTCGTCATGATTCCACCCCTTGGGCCGCCTGTTGCGGCCGTCCGTACAGCGTGACTACCGTCTGCACCTCGTCCTCACGCAGCGCCCGGCCGCCGAACGGCGAGAACACGTCGAGCGCGCGCCACTCGCGCGACTGCGTGTCGAGGAGCCACCCACGGCCGCCCTCGACCCACAACGGCACGCGCCCGCCCAACAGCACGACGAGCGCACTCATCGCTCACCCCGGGCCTTCGCGACGGCCTGCGATGCCTTCCGCCACACGCGCGCGACCTCGCCACTCCGCCAGACGGGCATCTCGCTGTCGAGCAACGTCTCCAGCGCCGCGAGCAGCTCCGGCGCGGCCGCGATGAGACGGGCGTCGGCAAGAGCGCGCGGGTCCTGCGGGCCCTGCGTGCGCTGGTCGACTACGCACACCGGCTCCCAGACGGGAGGCGTCTCGCCGTCACCCGGAATCGACTCAAAGCACACCGAGACGGCTGGGAACGGACCACCAACCATCCACGGCCCCGGCGTGTGCGCGCTCACGGCCGCATCCCCAGCTCGCGGTACAAGCGCGCCACGCACTCGCGCAGCAGCCTCTCGCGCCGTCGCAACTCCGCGACGGTGACGGCCGTCGTCGCCACGCCGTCGAGCACCCCGCGCGCCGCGTCGGTGATGTCGTTGCACAGGTCCTCGACCTGCTCGATTTGCGACGGCCCTACCTCGTCCGGGTCCGGCTGCGCTGCCTCGTGTCTCTGGTATTCGTCCACTGTCCACCCCTAGATGCCTGCGAGATACGGACTCGGCCCGACTGCTGCCGCTCGCCACTCACGCCCACGCCGCCCGCCCGTGCCGCCGTTGCCGACG